GGTCCTGAATGGGATGCGTTAACACGACATTTGCGGAAACATGGTTCCGAACGAATTCTTGCAGGAGATTATTCAAAATACGATTTGCGTATGCCGGCACAACTCGTGCTTGCCGCTTTCGATGTATTGATGACTCTTGCACACGCTTCTGGTAATTACACCGAACGAGATTTGTCAATTATGCGAGGAATCGCGACTGACGTTGCTTATCCTCTCATGGCCTATAATGGCGATTTAATTCAACATTACGGATCTAATCCATCAGGTCAAAATTTGACAGTCTACATTAATTCTATTGTTAACTCTCTCCTTATGAGATGTGCCTACTTTGCTATGAATAGGAATTACCCTCCTTACCGTAGTATGGTTTCTCTCATTACTTATGGAGATGATGTGAAAGGCTCGGTTTCTGCCAAGATTCCTGAGTATAACCACATCACCGTAGCTGACTATTTGTCCAAACACGACATGAAATTCACCATGCCAGACAAAGAATCGGAAGCTACTGAGTATATGATAGATGAAGAAGCCGATCTTCTTAAAAGGAAAAATATTTACAACAAAGACCTTGGTATGTTTGTCGGAGCCCTCTCAGAGGACTCTATATTCAAATCACTCCATTCAGTCTTGAAGTCTAAAGAATTGACTCCTGATCACCAGGCCGCTATCAACATAGATGGGGCGTTACGTGAGTGGTTCTTCCATGGTGAGGAACTATATGAAAGAAGACGTGCTGAAATGAAGCGTGTTGCGGAAAAGGCTGACATTGTTTGGATGTGCCGAGAACTCGACACCACTTACGCTGAAAGACTGGAACAACACTGCGAGCGTTATAACCTGAAAACTATCAATCAGAAACTTGACACGCAGGGAGAGGAGCGACCTCTCAATCCAGATGCTACAGAGTATGTCCCAAAGAAAGACTTTTCCTCATGGGATTATAAACGATTAGTTCAAACCCGTGAAGCTATGACGAAACTTGTGGATAGATATCCTGAAGCCGCTAGGCATAAGGTTAAATTGTCTGCCCTTGAATCTGAACTTGCAAAACGGACAGCCCCTGTAGGGTGCGAGAATCTGCTCACCGAAGCAGATCAACTACGCAGGGCTGATGTCATATTTACCGAAAACGAGTTTACCTGTTATGGTAAAAATCTTGTACCTTTTGTGTTATCATTTGGTGAAATAGATGCACTCTATTATCGGTGTGTTGATGGGATGAACGTTTATGCGTTGGTGGAAGCCAAGTTGACGAGAAACTGTCGACAGAAGGCCCGAAAACAATTAATCAAGTATGGTAAGGTGTTAGCGTTATTGC